TTGAGGAGGGTAGCGATATCAGGAGGGGTTGGTATTTGTCAGACCCCCCTTAGGTGTTTATGTTTTTAATTTTATTATTAATTTGGTATTTCGTAATCTTTTGATACTTTTTTGTATGTGTCTGTAAAATCATACTTAATTATATCATCAATTGCTCTTTCTATTTCATCATTAATTTCTTTTTCACTAAAGTCATCATTAAGTTTTGCTATTCTCATCAGCATAGAACAAGAACTATAACCTTTCTGATTGTCATACATGAACCACTGGTCGAAGTCCTCGAAAGGATCGTATGGGTTGTCATTAGTTGTTAACTTAAACTCTGTCATACTATTGATCTCCTTTCAAAGTCTTTGATATGGTTGCTTTTGATATGCCCATCTTCTCAGCTATTATTGCTAATGAGTAACCTGAATCTATTAATGATCTAATACGTGTTGCTTGTGCTTTAGATACTGATGATGTTGCCTTAGGCATTGCACGTTGTCGTAGTACTGCTATGTCAGTGTTATCTAGTATCTTCTTTAATACTGTTTCACTAACAGCACCTGATTGTATTGCTGCCCATTCATTATCTGTTATGTCAACGTTACGCTTCTTCCTTGATACTGCACCTAATTCAGCACGGTACTTAGTTACTGCGGCTTGACTTATCTTCTTAAGATCACCGTTCTTCATCTTAGTAGCCACCTTTACATCAGTAGCGGGGTCTTTATTAGCAAGGGCGGCTTCTTTATAGGCGGCTTCTTTATAGGAGGCCTCTTTATTAGCTACTTCTACATTGGCTCTACGTAATACTTCTCTTTCCTTAGGCTTATTAAGTCTAGAGGTGGTTACTTTTTCATTCAATGATGCGGCTTCTTTTGCATATACTTTTGCAGCTTCTTTATCATATGCTATCTTACCAGTATCTAAATACGCAAGTCTTGCAGTACGTGCCAATTCTTTCATATTATTTGCATAGTCTGCATATACTAATTCCATAGGATGTCTAGCTGCTGATAGTAATGTATTTGCATCTTCTGTTTCAGCCATCTTAGTACTCTTTTGTGTCTTTGTTTTTGTCTTTACCATTGCCTCGCCAGTACGTTTGTTTATTGTAGTGACTTCATATGTTAAATTATCGGCTGTCTTATAAATATAAGAACCTTCTGGTTTAGTAGGATCGTACCATTCTGTACCTTTTTTATTTATCTTAGGCGTACCTTGTCGTTTGTCTACTGTTGCTTGACCCGATGATCTAGAAATAATAGTTGATGCACCATTTCCAACTTTAATATTACCATCAGCATCTACTGTTTGTTGATATCTGTTTTTAAGTGCTTTAATATTATTATCCAATTCACTTTGCTTGTAATCTAATTTATGTTTACCTGCATCTATAACGGTCATTGAATGTCTAACTGCGGCAGCTTTCTCAGAATCAGACGCACCACCTAATGTCATATCAGTAATAAGATTAGATATTTTACCCATTTCTATTTGTGTATTATCCGTACCTGTCTTACTATTTTTCATTAGTATTACTTTATTTCCAGTGTTAATATTATAATACTCACCATCAGATCTTTTTTCTACACCATAAGTATCCTTTGGATCAAAGCCTTTTAATCCTTCTAATTCGGATGTTGATGTTATTTTTACTCGTCCTTTAGCATCATGAGTTGGTATTGCCATTGCTGTATCACCATCAAAATCTGCTCCTGATAACCGATCTGCAACCTTTTTAGTAATACCTATTGCATCCATTGCATCAGTACCAATAATACTTTTACCTAATGCATTTTTATTATTGACAGTAAGTATTGGTATTTCAAATGTACCACCATGTGGATACCTAACCAATGCTAATTTTGTACCATCTTTATATCCTGGTGCATATACTTCATTATCTTTTAAAGAATTAATAGGTATTATAACATGATACTTTTGGCCTGGTAATGCTGCTGCTTGTAGATGTACAGCTGCCGAATCACATTCATCTGCAAACTTATATAATAAATGTTTTTTAATTGTTGGATTTGAAAGTGAAATAATGTCATCATATTCTGAAAGCTTATTAGCAGTAGCTAAGTTTAACTGCTTTTTAGCCATTGACAAAGATTGTTTTGATAGGAACTGTGATGGTAATGTATCTTTCCATTCTGTCCAATCGCCTTCATCTGCTCTTTTGTTAATTATTGATAATTGTTTTTTACCATTTTTATCAGTATAATATGATTGTCCATTAGCTTTTATTGTTGAGCCAAATGGATTGTTTACATCATCTTTTATTGGCTTGAGTACTTCTGTTAATGCCTTATTTTTAGATTTGTTAGTATTAAATACAATATCAACACCGTCTGGCATATGATCTGAATATACTGCCATACCTTTAATATAGTGAGTACCATCAACTAATATTCTTACTTGTGAGTATTTAGAAGTACCTAATGATAAATCAGAAACACCTCTTCTAAGTTCAATTATACCATCTTTCTCGATACCAGTAAAACCATCAGCACCCTTTTGATTATCATATCTAATCTCTAATCTTTTTGAATTCAAACTTTTAGGATATACAAACTTAGTAAATGTAGCACCATTGTCATCAGAGTGATAATCATTCAGTGAATGGACATCTTCAAATTTATACGTATCACTATGAAGGGTTCCAGGCGGCCCGATTACTCGTTGTGTAGTTTGTTGTCCTGGATTAGTAACCTGTTTAACACCACCAGAATACATAGGATATCCTTGATCTTTTAATAGACTTAATGCTCTATTAAGTTTGGTATATGATATTCCTAATTCTGCTTCAACACCAGGACCAACATCAAGCATTCCTCTTTCATCAATTTGCTTTTTGATAAAGTCTGCGACTTCTTGTGCTTGATTGGTTTTTTTCTCAGCATTAACTTTCATCAACTCTCTAACAGATGATTCATTAATACCCATCTTTGCAGCTATTGCACTATACTGTGGATTGCCAGTTAATTTATTCAATCCTAGATCTCCAGATATAGATTTAGCAGTAGCAATATTATTCATTCTACGTTCAGTCTGGCATTTACCTTTTTCTTCTCTGTATGCGCCAGTCTTTAAACCAAAATCTTTATATATATTTTCTGGTGTTTCTTTCCAACCATTTTTTTTAAGTGTTTCTACTCTAGATAGGAAATCTCCACTACCATGCTGAGTTGGCTCATTACCAGATCCCCAAGGATATCTCCCTGATCGTCTAGCAACACCAACGTGAGCTAATGAATTTTCATCATCTACAATAATGGCTCTTATCTCGTCAGATATGGTGCTCATTATTTTATACCTCCTTATTATCAATCTGTTCTAATATTTTGTTCAAATGAACAATTTTGTCGATTATTGGTAATATGTCTTCGGCAGTTGGATTGAACCCTACGATTTCATCATTTTGATATATTCGTAATTCTATTTCAATCGTGCCAGGTTTTATTTTATATTCTAAACAAAATAATGCCGCATAAATTAATAATTGATCCATATGTACTGGACCTACTCCAGTTTTTAAATCGTGTATACGTAGAACATTATCTCTAAATGATATTGCATCTGCAGTACCGAAAAAATATATAGAATAAAATAATACCATTTCAGTATTCATTTTAAATCCTATAGCATCGTTAACATATGCGTACAATGTCTTTTTAGATTTAGGTTGTTTAATTCCTAGATCAATTGTTTGTTTTGCCCATTCATGTTTACGAGTTCCCATTACTGCTGCTTGTCTGTTTTGAAATGTATTTATTAATTTATCATCATCGTATCGTAACCATGCGGATTGACTTGCACTAAATATTGCATGCAGTCCCTCAAGATTTGAATGCTTCACGAAGTTCATTTAGTACATCCTCCTTATTCTCTGGATATATAAATCTTGAGAATGACATTCCATCCATAAGATTAACATAGTAATCCTGATTTGGTTGATGCGTTGCATTTTTGTGTCTTTTGTTTTCTAGTGTTGCCCAGTGTTTATTATGTAATATTAATAGGTCTGGTATACCTTGTGTTTCACCAGCATCCATTTTTTGTATCATGCATCCTGGAAACATTGCTCTTATTTCATCTTTTAAATCACTTTGAAAATCTGTTTCTAACTTTGTTTTTTTCATGACGGTTATCCCCTTTTCAAATTTAAAATAATATAATTCAATTAGTGATGGGTGGCTCGTTTTATCACTACACTTGTACCATCGCACCATGTCATAAAGACGTAACGAGAATTGGCGGCTCCTTTTATTCTCTTGGTCGTACCCTACCGTGTTTGATTGAATTATAAATAAGTTATTAGTTTACCATGTCAGACTCCTCGGCTTCCCAATCATTACTGTCCTTCTGCTAACTTATTAAAAAATAAAAAGAATAGTCTGTAAAACTGACCTTTCTCTCATAAAAGGGACTGTTTTTCACGCGAATGAAAATTAAAAAGAAAAGAGGCTGTTTTATCAGTCTCCATACTTTATAAACTATTTTACAATTATTATTTCATCTTGATAGCCGTTTTCTAACCAGCATATTAATTGTTTCATATTTGATTCTTCGCCGCTAATATTAAGTTGTTGTTTATTGTCTTTTGATATAATTGATTTTTGCATCACTCTTATATTAAAGTCAATAATCTTTTCTCGTATTTTTGCCACGTCCTCTTTTTTGATTATTAATTTGTATTTTATCACATATACTACCATATTATAATACCTCCTGTTTTTTAGTTTATTTCATAATACAATATGTTTTTCACGCGACCTAAGATATTTGTAAAATCCAACATAAAACCACGCTCGGTCAAAAACCCACTTTTTTTCGCCAATCTATATATATATTTATTTTAAAAAAAATATTAACTTAACAAAATAAGTGGGTTTTTGACCGAAAAGCCCGCAAACCCGCATAAACACTCACTTTTTCTCGGTCAAAAGTACTTTTAAAAGTGGGCAGAAAACCCGTTTTTTTGACCGGATTGCCCAAATATCACAAAATATTGTAAAACTCATCACACCAATTCCCCCAATTCCCAAAAATTTTTGACCGAACGCCCACTTTTTAAAAATAAATGGCCAAAAATAATAGGAGCAGATTGAGCCACTACGACCCAATATACCCCTAGTATTTTATAATTATTCTGCCATTCTTGGATCTAACGTTTCGTAATCTTCTTCGGATGCATCTCCAGCACTTATTGCTGCCTGTATAGCATCATTCCTAACTTTAGCAGCCATGTCCACTTCCTCTAAAGTTTTATCAATTGGTATACCATCTGTTGAGAATTCTTTATGAATAGTTAACTTACATTTTCCAAAACCACAAAATCTTTTCTTACATTCTACATTTTTATTTGGATCACATCTATATAATGGCGTTGATTTATCACACATAATTTTAATCCTCCATTTTTGTAATTAATATTTTTGCCTCAACAACATAATTATCACGATACGCAGTTTTAACAGTTGATGATATTACTGTAAATTCACCTATCTTTGATGTTGCTACTGTTCCATCTTTAATACACTTTTTTAAACGGTCATCCATAGCATTTGCAATAATAATTGAATTACCACTATACATAATGACCTTAGCTTCAACAGGTTCTTTAAATATCATTTCGTATTTCCTCCAGTTCTTTATTATATTCACCACAAACTTTTTCGTGTTCACATCCAATAGTAGTATTAATATTATACGGTTCA